TGTTCTGTTTATAAACAACAGTATTTGATTATTCCCGTTGTAAAGGGTGTTGAAAAGGACGCTCTTGGAGTGTTGACGATGCTGAAAGGATCGATCGCTATGATGCCTTACCATTTCAAGATTTATCTTGATATGCTTAAGCCCGAGAAAGTGCGATTGAAGAACATCTACTTACAAACCGGAAAAGAATTGGAAATCTCAGAGTTTATAACCTCTCAAAATTGCGTTGTGATTGAGAGAGAGTTATTATTTGATGAGAAGACCTATTCTGACATTTGCTACTTGGACTTGTCTATGAAAATGCCCCCTGCTAAAGACATTACAAAATATTTCGTTGGAACCGCCGATCTTGACAGACTACATGGCTCTGTGCCTGTTGCTCTGTCTGGTCCGCGTCCCGCCAATGATACTGTTGCGTTAATGTGCTCTACTGGCTATGCTACCCCCCGTGATTATGTGAGATATGACATTGCTGCTCCTAACGGATCAAAGATGGACAATCCCACTATAATTGCTCGAGACCTCTATGAATACCAAATCCCAACCCAACCTGGTTATTGTGGTCAACTATTGAGTGTCAGTTCGACTGTACTGACGAAGAAATTCGTTGGTATGCATGTCGCTGGCTCTCAAGTTGGTCGCAATTGGTCATGTTTGGTTACCGCTGAGGACTTAGCTGATGTTTTGAGTGCGTTTGCGCCCGTTGCGCAGATGGCTCAGAACTTCTCTGACCGTAGACCTTGTGTGAAGGTGGTCCCTGGTGAATTTCTCCCGGTCTGTCAAATTGATGACGGACCAGGAGAGGTTTCTAGATCGACCATTATTCCCTCAAGTATGCATGGAAAACTGACTGAACCCACTACCATTCCAGCCAAGCTGCGCCCATTTGAGGTTGATGGTGTCCGAAAAGACCCATTGGCTCAAGGTGTAGTAAAAGCTGGAAAGTGTACCCCGACTTGTGAATCTGACTTGTTGAAGATTGCTGGTCGCGATGTCTACAGGAACTTTATGGAGGGTGTTTCAGAACCTCTCCGTGTTTTATCTGTGGAAGAAGCGATCGCAGGCGTCCCTGGTGATGAGCTCCGCAATCCTATCTCGACTGTAACCTCTCCTGGTTATGGTTGGGATCGTCATGGAATGAAAGGAAAAACTTATTACTTGGGCACCGAAGGATTTGACCCCGCTAGCCCTGGATACGAAGACTTAGTGTTGGCGTGTGAAGAATTGGTTGATAATATCCGCCAAGGACACGCACTCGACATTCTCTCTTTAGATTGTCTTAAAGATGAACGCAGACCCCGTGAGAAGGTATTGGCTGGGAAGACGCGAGTTTTCACAGTCCTACCAATGCATTTGAACGTTGTTATCCGGCAATATTTCATGGATGCTATTGTTGCGATTCGTCGCAACAGGATCAGAAATGGAACTGGAGTTGGATTAAATGTTTGGTCTGCTGAGTGGGAG